ACCAACTGAGCTATAGAGGATTGAGAGCCTCTGACAAGATTTGAACTTGCGACCTGAGCTTTACAAAAGCCCTGCTCTACCACTGAGCTACGGAGGCGTTGATTGGGGGCGCTGCTTCTACATTGCAGATCTTTTGTACTCCCCCATTGATATTACTATACCACATCTATTGCTAAATTGCAAGCAAATGTTTTTCTTACGACATCACTTTCGTGTGATGTAACATGATGAAGTTGATGACCAGGAAAGAATATAATGTCTCCAGCAGCATAATCAACATTCAAAACGTTTTTATATCCAATCAACTGTTTGATAGGTGTATTCAGTGTTACATTATATCTATCACTGAAAATAAATCTAGAAAATCCTTCTCCCGAGTTGGCAAAAAATACACATGCTAAATCTTGCATCATATGATCATGCATTTCTTGATAATGTCCTCGTTTGTAATAACTTATCCAAGGATCATACATTATGAATTTGAAACTTTTGCCAATATCTTTACTAAGATACTCTAAATTAGGAGACATGAGTTGCATCCAGTCTTCCCATTTTAAGGGAATTCTATCAATAACACAGTCTGAACCCCATTTAAATGTTGTATTATCAATTTCATTTTCGCTGCATTTATTTACTGCCGAAATAAATTCTTTTGCATTCACTGCTGGAAACTTCCAGAACATGTGAGTTGGGAAAAAATTAAACTGAGTTTGTGTCATAATGGGAGAAGGGGGACTTGAACCCCCACGAGATTAATTCTCAACAGATTTTAAGTCTGGTGCGTCTACCGATTCCGCCACACTCCCATCAATATAGAGTAATCCAATTTGTTTGGTGCTACCAATTTCCCAGGTAGGAGGATGAAAAGCACAATACTCATTAAAGGTGATTTTCATCTCCTTATCTGTTAGATTACAGTTTCTTGCTGCCTTTGGTAAGTTCCATTTTGCTGACCAAAGGTTTTCCATTGATTCACGAGTTTCAGGTCTCATTAGTTTCCATAAATTGCTTTTGAAATTCATCTACCTGAGTTTGAATCTCATCGGGAATAGGAGAGACTTCATTTACAGGAACCATCATTACAGACTTTCCATCAGGACGAGTAATCTTCCAACAAACACGTTGATTATCAGTGAGATCTAAAAGAAACTCAAAGTGATCTTCTGCTTGTTGTAGTGTAACTCCAATAGGTCCAATCATTCTGCAGCAAAACAATAAGTGATCATGTCAGGATCCAAAATTTCTTGAATTTGACTCACAGTCTCAGAAAAACCTTCAGAACCTATAGAGTTGAAGTTCCATCGAACGTCTTTTTCGTAACCCTCTTCATCAAGAAGAGTAATTTTTCGTTTTGAAAAATTTACGAAGACGTGTGAGAGAGTGTCGGACATTCTGCCTCTTGACTACCTATGTAGTATAGCAGAGGTGAGGTGTCCTGTCAAGTCAGTTCAGGAAAATTGATTTACCTGTAATGATGACGACACCACCCGCAGAAAGAACCATGCCCAGACCTGCCTTCAAGGTAACTGCAAGACTAGCATCCATAAAGATAAATCCTGCTGCCACATTTACATTGAATGCACCAGTAAGAACATTGCAGTTGTATCCTGTGGCACCAAACGTTCCAGAGTAAGGACCAAGTGGGTTGGCAATAGTATATCTGGGAATAGCATCAGCAGATAGACCTGGTGTCATTACAGTTTCAACAGAACCACCAACAAATCTACGAATACCTGTAAGTGCCTTAGGAATTACTGAAGGGGGAGTATTAATCATCTCCACCAAGTGTGGTGTAACAAGTTCAATTGAGTTGTCACCACTAATGATTGTCTCTCCTGCAGAGATTGATGCTTGACCACCACTAGACTCAAAGATGCTGCTACTAAATTTAGTGGAAATAGATCCTACATTAAACTCAGCACCTTGTAATTCAAATTTAGCACCAACAGTTGAGACATCAACATCAGAACCAAATCTAAGTGTATGTTTCTGAACTTTAGTATTTTTACTCTCTCCTTTAGAATCAACAACTTTAGGAGCACCTTCAGCACCAAAGAAGAAACCTCCACCAACTTCAACATGACAATCACCAGTAACTTTGAGGAAATAATCACCCTCAATATTAACTACGTGATCACCATCAATTGCTTTACAGTCATCACCATGAACTTCTTGAGTATAGTTGCCAGCATAAGAACTATGATCGGCAACTAAAGATCCATCATCTTCCTTACCATTGTTTTGTGTCTTTTTATACTCTTGTACTTTCTTTTCTTGTTCTTCTTCTGTTGCAGTTGGATATTGTTCTCTAATCCTCTTTCTTGCAACATATTCAGAATAGGTACTCTGATTCCTATTGATTGATGTGTGTGTTGTTCCACTAGAATTTTTCTTGATGCTAGCGGTACTACCAGGAGTACCAACAAACATTTCATAAGAACCATCAATAAATGTTTTTGCAGCAGTCAAATAAGGATCTGCTTCACTAAAGATAGAGTCTAAAAGACCTCCTGCTCTACTATCACCACCACAATCACCTCTACTTTTACCCCTGATCCTATTAATTGTTTCTAATTCTTCTGGAGTACAGTGAGTTACACCGAATAGTGGATACCAACCAACAGTATCTTTACCGCCATCTGCTGCACGACCACAATCACTAGCAGCAAACTTAATAAAGAGTGCAATCAATCCAGTAATACTGGTAATACCTTTCTGAATAAGGTCAGTTCCTGCTTCAAAGATTTCGCTGCCTGCTTGCCATGCATCAATAATTTCTTTTGCTTTACCAACACCATCAACAATAGTCTTTACAGTATCAACAATCTGAAGAACCTGATCAAGAAGTTTCTGAACCTGACAAATAACGCTGTCAATTGCTTGCTGAACACCTTGAAGAACAAATGTTGCTTTGTCGATCAAACCATCTAGAAGATCCTCTAGAAAACCTGTAAGCGTACCAATGGGATCTTGAATGAAGTTAATGATCTGTGCATCAATACTACACAGTGATTTTAGAATCGTAGTAACTGCTGCTTGAATAGCAGTAAAGACTACAAATGGAGCACCAGTTGCACCACCAAGAAGATTAACAAGTTCTAACTGTTCTGCAAGATTAGCAAGAGCTTGTCTCATAGCAGAAACGACCTGTGTAAATACAGAACTCAAAAAGTTTTGTATTTTTGCAGTCAATGCTTTTGCAGATACCAACTTACCAGTTACAATATCTAAGAAATCTCCATCTTCTGCTTTTATCAAACTGCCAGCATGGTCAGCAAGATCTTCTACAAGATATCCTAGTTTATATTCTAGTGTCTTCCAAGGACCAGCAACACCATTAGCAGCAGGAATAGGTTTTTCAGGTTGTCTTGGTTTGTTGGGATTGCCAGAACTACCATTAAGTTGATTGCCTACATTAGCAGGTGATCCTCTGCCTGCTGCAGATGCAGTTGCTTTTTTTGTACCTGGAACAACAACAGTATTATCCTCTTTAACCCTATTATATCCCTCTTCCTTAGTACCTGCCATCACTGAATTGGGATTCATTGGATGCATTGTTGCTGGATTGGGAGCAATCCCAGGTTCCATCTTCTCACCAGTGAAGGCAAACTGCTTTTCAGTTTGTGTCTCAGCAGACTTCTTCACTCTCATAACACCAATTACGATTGGCATTTGTGCCTGATCACCGTCCATGAAGAATCCCATGACAATAGCACCAGGTTGCAATTGTCCAGAACTTTCACCCTGTCCATCATTACCTGGTTGGCAAGTGTGTTGTAGCACTGTTGCCCATGGAAGATAATCTTTAGGAAGATCTGATGTTGTGCCGCCACGAACATTAGTATAATATCCAAGCACACGAACTTTAACTCGTCCGAGTTCCATTGGATCTTCATTATCTTCGACTTCACCTACCCACCAAAAAAATCCATCTTTACCGACAAAATTTACAGTAGGTTCATTAATAATACCGTCAATGGTGTTCATGAATTTCTGAATTTTTAATTATTTATCAAAGTCTTTGCGGGTCAGTGGTGAAGCATTAAGACCACTGGTATATGCTTTTGCACAATCATCACCCATAATATTGAAGGAAACGATCAAACGTGATTTACTAGAACTTAAATTTGCAGGTGCCTCATGCAAAATCATCGATGGAAATATAATAAGATCCCCCTCATGTATATTGGGTTTGAATTTCATACTGTCTCCAGTTGCTGGTTCCTGAAATGGAGAATAAAATATAGTTGATTCATGTTCTGCCATATCAAAATCAACATACAAAATTGCAGAGTATCCTGTAGATCCATGATTATGAGGTTTGTGTCCATCACCTTTTTGTGAGTTTGCATACCACATCGATGTTATCATTACTGGACATGGATAAGTATCAGCAAAATCTTGCATAGACTCACTAATAGCATCAGACACTACAGGCAAATAACTAGGCATCTTATAAAGATTATCATAAAAATCTGTATATTGATCTAGGGGCAATGCCTCTACTATTTTCTTTTTATGCTCAGACCAATTAGATATACTGTACTGTTTGAATGGAATCTGAAACAGATAATCTCTTGCGTTACTCATTATACTTGAAATGTTGGTGATTGTGGTGTAGAAATACTCAGTGTTGCTCTAGCAGAATGAACTACTGGATCGTGATATTCTCCTGCTGAAATGTATAAAGTATCACCAGGTTCTACAAAATATTCAGATCCATCATCAAATTTATAAGAGACTTTTCCAATAGCACCAACGATCAAAACATTTACGTTATCATTATGTCTTCCAAAAGTATTGGCAGATTTAGCAAATGAAGTATATACATGACAACTACTTGTCACCCAATCCTTTTCAATCTCTTTTACTGCATTAAAAATACTTATTGGTAGATTCCCATTATGTAAGATAATTGTTGGTGCGTTTGTAGAATTAAACTGGGATGTACAAGTTTCAAGTTCAAACTCATTTTCCATCTTTTTGATGACATCATCCCATGTTATCTGTTTTGCTAATTGATATTTATTTTTACTGAATATAACCATGATCTTCAAGATACTTACGAGTAAGTGGTGTTGGGTCATAAACTTCCCACATATTACCACCAGCACATGCCGCAAGAGCATTCATAGTCATGTTCTCTGTTCTACCTGCCCACTGTGCTTCTGCTTCCCAGGGAACAGCAGACTCAGGATATGTACGCTCTACTAATACACGCCAAATCATAGGAACTTCATCCTCTGGTTTGATGATGGCAATCAGACTGTTGTCAATCGTACCTGCCATACAATCTTGTGCAGCGTGCCATCCTTCGTGACGCATCACCATCATTAGGACTGCAGGATCACCCATAAAGTCCTTGTTCAAAAAGAAGTTGTTACTTACAGTATGATATACACCACGGTGCATACTTGGGAAATACTTTGAATCAGCAAGGAATACATTGACTCCAATTTGATTCAGTGAGTGTAGAATGTTATGGAACTCACCAGTCACACTAGTAAAGTCTTCCATATCATTATAATTGGATGAGATGTCAAGCATAGAATTTACCTTGACTACATCATCAGTGCATTCTCCAAGTAACATACACCCCATAGCATGTGGTGTATTGTATTCACTATCTTTGAGGGGATCTGCCAATACAGGAGAAGATACTCCCAAGAGACTGATAGTCAGAAGCGCATTAATAAATTTGTTGTTCATAATAATAAATTGAACATGGGCGAAGAGGGGATCGAACCCCCGACAATCTCCGTGTAAAGGAGGCACTCTACCGCTGAGTTATTCGCCCTAGATACGAGTAAATTTGTAGAGCAATTCACTACCCCACATCATTTCTCCTCCAGCATTGTATCCCTGATCCATACTATGGAGTTTATCTCCATACAAATGAATTTCAGAAACAACTCGGTATCCTCGAACACCAGTGCATTTGTCACCGATTAATTGTCCATGCCATGCATTGCCATCGAATACAAATATCATATCACAATTTTCGGATTTTGTCCAGTCTAGATCATAATTTTCAAATTGAACTTTAGTTTCAGATTTTACTACAAGTTTATGATAACGTTCTCGATATGGTTTATTAGGACCATCTTCTCGATAATAGTTTTTAGAGTGATATCCACCTTCTATTTTTTTCCACTCAATTTCTACTGTAGAATATTGATGGGGACATGATTGTGCTTGAAATTTATTTGACCAATGTCCTAATAGATAATCATCAATCTTCATATACTAAACATTCTGGTTCCGAAGGGTTTGCATCACAGAATAGTTCTAGGTAGGTCGGATCATGATGATCGCCTGCTTCAATCTCTTTCTTGTGATGTTCTGCATACTCTTCCAATTCATGCAACTCACCTTCAATGTGGCGACGTTGATTAGGAGAGGTCATAGGATTATCGAGAATTTCTTTATCCTTCTCGATATGCTTTTCGATACTGTCCATTTGTAACATAAGTGCTTTATAATTTTATTTATGAAAGAGCTCTAAAACTTATCTTTGAACCCTTACAGTGTTATTATAGCACAGAATCTTTAACTAGCAACAAATCAGTTGTGATTTTAGTATCTAAAATTTTATGGGTTAGTCCTGCGATTACATAACGACCACTATATTTCTTATCAACTTGAGTTCTATCTTGATTCCTAAAGTTACCAGGAAGAACTACATTTATTCCATATCCAGCATACAAATCAAGATTACCAGGGATGCTAATCGTCAATTTAATATTCTTAAAAGACTCAATACGAAGATACTGATATGCTTGAAGTTCTGTAATTTCTTCATAATTTTTTTGAGGATTGTCTTGATACTTAGGATCAAAATTTTGGTTTGGAAGCATCGAATATCGAACTCTTTTGGGGCGATCTATAAGAGCTTGAATACCACTATCCATTTGCTTAATAGGACTAGTAGTCTTATTTTTGTTGAGGTGAGACATCTTTCCCCACATTTCTGAAATACTATAACGATATGCATCTACTGACATATCAGCACTCAAACCCACCTTAGATTCTGTTATAGTAACAGGATCAAATCCTATACTATATCCAGACCAAGTTCCATGCCTTAATCCACTCAAGAAATTTCTTTCATCTGGAAATGTAACAGCATTAATTTTGAAAGTATCTGCTGCACCATCATCTACAGAAGATGGGGAATAAGAATATGTGTATAATTTTGCTGTTCCCCTGCTTGGATTAGTTTCTTTCAGATCTTGAGAATTTACAGAATCAATGATATTATCAAGGGATTTGAAATGATATCCGAGAGAATTTTCCCAGAATACAAATCCATTCTGAAGACCTCCTCCTCCTTTTGCTTGCCTAACAGATCTCTGACATAACCAATAAATCACATCAAATGGTCTCCAATTTGGAGATATGAACTGATGTTTGTTGATTGACTGCTCTACAAATAATTTTTTAGGTGTGTCTATAAACCTTTTATCTGATAACAGTTGTTTAATAATTTCGCTAGATTCTGTCTTACCTTGAAAGATAACTTCACTGTGACCGAAAATATTTACAATCTCATTCTTAATGAATTCATCCGATGCACAATTGAGGATAAAAGTATCAACCCCCTGATATCTAGAACGAGATTCAATTTCATACGCTCTAAAGAAATAAACTTTATCTACAATAGTACCCTTAATCTGAATCCTAAACAGTTCAGATCCTGTCATTGCTCCCAGAAATCCAGAGGAATCTTGAACAATCAATCTTGCTTCTAAGGTCGCAGAATTAAGAGATTCAAAAATTTCAATACCAGGAATAAATTCTTTGACGTTAGAATATCCTTCCTTATTCTTCAGTTCTTTTCCATCTCTATATACGGTAACTTTATATTCAACGTCACCTACATTTTCTCTTGGTAATGTCATTTGAACGCACCTCTAAGGGGGTTATTGAAAGAATTTAGTAATGATGCAGTACTACCATCATCAGATTTACTACTACCAGTTGTTACTGGAGTTGGTGTGCTTGATCCAGCGGAACTCATTATTTCTTGAATCATTTTATTTGCCTTCTGGATTGCTACATTATTAGATTGATTAGATCCAGCAACTTGTGTCAATACTGCAGAAATTAAATCTTTCTGCATTTGAGTGGTTTGCTGACGAGCAGTAGTTACTTCTTGTGTATGTCTTTGTAACTTAAACTGATCTTTTCCAGAGGTTATGTTACTACCTACACCAGGTTGGAAGTTGCTTTTAGGAGAAGGAACACCCAACCTAGTAGTCATACTATCTGCAGAGGATGGCGTAAATACTGCTCCATTTGTTCCGATATCATAATTATATCCACCAGATTCGGGCGTGCTTTCAAGAGGAGAACTACTATGACCTCCACCAGTTCCACCATGACCAGTAATTTCACTTACAGGAGTGAGGATATTTGGATTACTTGCAGTATTGAATGTATGATTCCCAAACTTAACCTCATTGACCTGTTGAGATGGATCTGTGAAAGCAGCATCATAATTTCTAAATCCAGTAGAACCCATAAGATAATTAATTTGCTCTGCTGGAACATTTTTAGATTCAAGATATCCTCTAAGACCTGTCGGATTCCTAGCAGTTTCAATTGCTTTCTGTGCTCTCAACATATCAGCATCACTTCTATTTTTGAATAGAGATCCGCCTGGTTTTGCTGGAGTGTATTGTCCGCCATTGTCTGCCATGATAATATCTTTAACACTTCCACTTTCTGCCATGAAGATCCCAGGTCCTACAATGCCTTTTTGGACTAATCCTGCTCTGTTCAAAACAGATCGTGCAACTAATGCCATTCCTAAATGACCTTCTCCTCCAGCTTCAGCAAGAACAAGTTTTTGGAGTAATGCATAATCACCACTAGCAATCTTGGCACTGCCACCAGTTGTCGCTGGACCGTGATCGCCTGGTTTTAATCCAGCAGTAGGAACTATTGTGTCCTCCCCACCCATATATTTTCTAATTTTTGCACGAAGTTTATCACCACCTGTGCCATCCTTATCACTTTTCTTCAACTTATGTAAGTCGGATCTTTCACCCGTACCATTCCACCAAGTAGGACCATAGTTAGGAGTTGGACTCTTACCATCTTTGTTTGACGCTGCTTCAGCGTGATTCATCACTCTCTTGATATTAATATCACTAGGTTTCCATCCCCATTTTTTAGCAACATTTGCTGCTTCCTTTGACATATTTTCAATCTGGATGGGTTTTGGACCATAGGAATCCCAGTTATAAGCTGACATTGCTGCCATGCTAATTCCTACACCCTTGCTATTACGTCTCCAGGTATGCTCCCCTCCAACCTGGTCAGAAGGTCTATCATTATATACTTTTCCATCACCTTGAATTACTGCATTATAAGGTCCTTTTTTATAATTATAATCAGTAGCAGTCCAATGCAAATAGATTTGCTTGTCTAAGTTACCACCTCTTGAAAATTCTGGTAGTTCTGGTAATTTTATACTAGGAGCACCAGATCTTGCAGTATTACCACCGCTAGAAAATCCAGGAAGACTAAATCCTTGACTTTTTGCCTCACCCATCCTCCTAGAGGTTAGATTTGGTTGTGTTTTTGTTGCAGGAGTATTAAAAGGAACGACGAAAGCTCCCCCATTAGACTTTCTAGCAACATATTCGGATCCGTGTCCGATAAACGAGGTTGATCTCCCTCCATCCAATGATACGGGATATCCTGATTGTGGTCCATTAATCCATCCTCCTGATGCTGCTTGTGGTAATATTCCACCTTGTGCTTTTTCGGGTGGTTTGTATTGTCCTTTAGTTGTTTTGTCAAATCCTGGATCTTCTGGCAATCTCCCCTGTGCATCTTTTTGGGCATCCAGAGTGCCATCTGCAGCAGGACGGGTTGCTAAACCCTCAGAAAGTAACCAGAGAGCAGTAGCAGGAAGGACAACCTTGCCTATCATAGGAAGAACTCCTCTCCCCCCAAATCTCGCAAGACCCTTACGAGCCATGAGTGATCTTCTAGTCTTATTTAAACTATTAAAAAATAATTTTAGGACACTTCCAAAATCTGAAATGATTTTTAGAGGATTAGTTAGCCAACGTATCCCAAGTAATAATGAACCTATTCCTACAGTTGCGCGAATAAATCCACCAAACTTTTCACCAAAAGTAGATTCGTCTGATAATAATGTGTATAATCCTTCTATAGTATTGGTGACACCAAATACTGCCCAATCTTTAACAAATTTTAGTACATTACTTATTACTTCTAGTACTTTCTTTACCTTTTTTTGATTTTCTTTTTTACTAATCCACTCAAGAGCAGGTCCAACAACAAATAATTTAAATAAATTTCCTAGCAATCCCAACATTGCTTCAAAGAAGTTAGGAATTTTACCTATCTTAAGTTTCGATAAAAATGATGTAAAGGTTTTCTTTTCTTTTTTTGTATATTTTGGTTCAAATTTAGTATTATTTTTCTTTTCTGCTTCTAATATTTTTAGTTGTGATTTTTTTAAATCAATTATACTAGAAGAAATGGAATTTACAGTACTCCCTAGGTTATTCAGGGCAAGTGTTGTTTTATTAATAGATTCTACAACATCTCTGTCAGGAGAGTCTGTAGAAACAGTCCCAACACCAACAAATTTGTAAAAATTTATTTTTGCCCCTTTTTGTACTGTAGTTGCCATTTAATTACTTCATCCTTTGAGAAAGGCTACTTTGTGTAATTTGCACTGTTTCCTTACCAGTATTTATAGGTACTGCTTGAGGGATGGGTACAACTCTCTCAATGACAATTGGAATAGGAATAAATTCAGCACCTTGATCCATGGCATATTGTGCAGAAAATCCATCTGTTGCAGATAGCATATTTCTACTAGAATTTACAGGACTAACCATTTTGGGTGGAGTCGCACGATTATTTTTAGTAGTCCTAAAAGTATTATTGACATTAGTCACGTTACTGATAGGATTGACAGTTATAACATTCCGAACACTCTTAACAATAGTTTCATTTAGATTGGGACTTACATTCATAAATTTGAATGATATATCACCAGTATCTGCTCCGATGGAAGGAGACTCAGGTTGTACGAAACTTTGCCCAATGTCATTAACAACACCACCACTTGCTAACTGTTGAATGGGACCACCACTTGCTAACTGTTGAATGGGACCACCAAACGCAAAGTTCAGAACTGGACCACCACGCATATGCGCCATTCCCTTCTGAGTTTCCTCAGCCTTTTTAATTTCTGTTGGTGAGGTTTTCTTTGGATCGTACTTACCAGTATTAAATGTATCCTGGAATGTTCCAGGTTTCATCATGAAATCCCATAACTTATCTCTGTTATTCCAAAGATCACCTAGTTTGCTAAAGAATGGTTCGACCCCATGCTTCCAAATGAATCCAATGGGACCAGGCATAATGAAGAATTCACCAAAATCCTTTGCAAAGGATAACAGCATTCCTGGAACTTTTCGTAACTCTAAAATTCTTAGAGGATTCATTAAAATGCTGAAGACATCATATAATGTCCCCGCCATTTTACCCATTTTTTTCCACAAAGTATCAAAAAATGAAGGAATATTTAAGAACTCTGCCATTCCAGATAACATGTTCCATAGTTTTCCTGCGGCAGCAACAATATTAGACCATACGCCAGCAATACCAGTACCAATCTTATCCCAAAACTCTTTTGTTAATAACTGCTTTAACCCTTCTGCAATAGTACTACCCACGGCACCCATACCGCCGCTACCACCACCCTCTCCTGTGATAGTCTTAAATAACCATCCACCGAGTGCTTCACCTGCAATACCACCAAGCATTGCACCAATAAATCCACCTATCGGAACAGCAACTGGCGCTAAGAGACCGCCAGAGAACCCAGAGAGGGCAAGACCAGCAGCACCACCTAACCATCCACCTAACAACTCTCCAAGACCTGCACCGACTGCCATAGCAGCAGAAGCAGCAATAGACTCTCCTGATGCCCAGTTCAGTGCAAATGTGATTAGAGGACCAACAATAGGAATTCTATTCAGAATCTTCTTGAGTGCCTTGACACCACCCATCCCAATAATTTTAAGTAGAAAACGTTGAGTTGCTTTATCAACTCCCTTCTTGAAAATCTTAGAGGTTCCTAATTTTGCTGCATCGTCACTAGTAGCACCAAGTATTGTTGCTGTCATTCTATTAGAACGAGCAGAAAGATTCCCTAGTGCAGGTCTAGATGTGATTTGTTTCTTGTCTATTCTTTTAAGAACATCTGCATTTGCACGTCTTGTTGCCTGAGCAGGACTTGACCCACTACTAATTAGATCATTATATCTTTGATCGAAAGCACTTCTAGCACCTGCTCCATGCTTTTTAGAAATTTTATCTGCTAAACGTCTTTGGGGAGATCTTAAATCTGTATCTTCAATACCAGTAAATTTAGTCTGAGGTTTTACAGGTGTTGAAGAAGCACTAGGTCTTGATATGTTCCTAGCACGTTCGGGATCAGTTCCACTCTTTGGTTTAGTTTTATTATCAGGTTTATTCTTACTCTTACTCTTATCTGCGTTTGGATCAGGATTAGGATTACGACCGCCACCATCTCCAGTGAATAGATCAAGCAATCCCAATATGTCGGTCATCAATCCAAATGGATTCATGACACCTTTTAAGGCTATAATACCAAGAAGTATAGTTCCTAGTGCTTTTAACCTGTCACCAAACGAAGAGTCACTACCAAATAATGTCTTAAATGTATTAAAGGTAGCATCTCCAACTGCTTTGAAAAATCCAAATAACTTGTCAAAAACAAATTGAGTCTTTCTTAGAAACTCCTTAACCTTATCGAAGTTTTCTTTATCCGATACCCAGTCTAGAAGAGTATTTACCGCAACCAGACCACCAATAGATAATAAAAATTGTCCTATTGGATTTAAAAATTTTGAAATAAAACCTAGACTACCACCTGCTGCCTTTTTCTGCTTAGTATTGGGTTTTATTTTTGACTTACCCTTTTCTAATTTAGTAAGTTCTTGTGCTTCTTCTGCAGATTCATCACGTTCCCTCTGCTTTCTTCTTCTTTCTAATAATTCTTGTTTCTTATCATTCTTAATTGATGCAATATTGATTTTTTCAATATCAGATATAACTGATCCTAAAGAAGAAACAGTAGATCCTAGTCGATTAATTCCTAGTACATTTTTATTTACAGCAAGACTTACTGGTGATCTTGTTGTACCACCAGGATTAACAAATTTATATGCTTGTAGTTTAGCCACCTGCTGCTTGCTTCTCCTTCATGCGACGTTCTTCTTCTTTTAGGAATGTTATTAATAGATTGACGTAAATCTCTTTTTCCCAAGGCATCAGATTATCGATATGCTCGATATTCCATTTATGGTGATGCATTAGGGCAAAGTTACCTTCATAGTAAGAACGAAGATTGTTGTGAAGGAGTGCTACGCGAAAAAACTCGCCAATCCCTCAAGTACAACTTCAGATTCAACCCCAGTATTAGGATTAGTAACAGAGGCAGTATATTTCAGTTTGGGCATAGTCTCAAAGAAACTTTGAACCAGTTGAAACTGTTTAGAACTTAACTGATCTAAAAATTCCAACATTTCTTCTTTGGTGCTATCCGCACAATCATAAACTTGTTGAGTATCAGCAATAGTTGAAGCACAATCTGCTGCCATCTCAAACACTTGATCAACACCCATACCATCGCCAAAATTTGATTTGACAAACGTATCAAGACGAGGATATCTCATGGTAAGAACAATTTCATCAGACAGTTTAATTTCTGTCTTATGACCTCTTGTCTTTTCGACCTTAATTTCATCAAGTGGAATTGATAATTTCACTTCAGTTTCCCCATCATCTGGACAAATGACCAGAGTATCTACAGATTCACCTACAGACTTTGTGCGAATCTGCAAAAACAAATATTCAATATCAAATGTTGCTAGGGATTCTACATTTTGAAGATCAGTACAGTCTTTAATGATTGTTTTGATTGCTTCTATAACATCAGTTTGCTCACCCGTTTCTGTAGCAAGTAGAAGTAGTTTTTCTTCTTTTACAAGAAATGGTCTGTAATTGACGGTTTTACCATCAGAAGGCAATTTCAATTTGTACCTAGGTACATTTAATTTAGGTAATGCCATAGTATTTCAATTCAGTAATTTTATTTATGAGTTATCTGATAGAATCAGTTTCCCCAGCAATGTATGCATTATCAACTGCAATAGATGTTGATCTTGCACGATTAGTCAGATTCAGATCAAATTTATTTCTAGGATAGAATCTATATCTTTCATAATAAAACCCTACAGTCATTGTTAATGTCTTTGCTGTGGAGTTATCAAGACGAACCGACCCAATATTATATGGGAATACATTAACCATTCTGTAACATGCAGTCAATTCATATTTCCTTGCCAATAAGAAGTCATTTCCAGCTTCTCTCAAAGCACGAATCATTTTTGGATCGGTATATACATAATCTCCGCCACCTCTTTCCCACTTGTATATCAATAATTCGGGACAACAATATTCATTATAAAATCTAGTGTATTGATCAGAATCACTAGCCATCAACTGGGTCCATCTTTCAAATAAATTTCTAGACTGTTGAGATCTAGGAAGTCTGAATACAATCTGCATCTGACTGTATGCTGTGTTCGTGGCATACTTATAACTAGATCCAACATTACCAACTTGCCCTGTAGTTATTTGCTTACTAGGAAGTTGAACAGAATCTGCATAATAATCTAACAGTAAAGCAAGATCATCCTTAATTTCTAAGTTCCCATTATCAACTGTTCCAGCACCTCTCCTTAATATGGCAGGAGTTGCCATAGAAACAGAGAATAGATTACTAAAAGAAGGACTATTATCCTTGTCTTTAGCAAATGATAAAAACTCTTGAAAAGAATTATATCTTGCATATTCTGGACGAAATATTGCCATTGTTAGACCTTAAGTTCTTTTTCGGTGATTAGCATAAATTCCCAACGATTATCTTTACAAAATTCAGTTGCTGCTTTCCACTTTGCTTGATTGACACTCCAAGTAACGACTTCATTAATATATCGTTTTGTCATTCTTTTTTGAGTCTTAGGTTCTTTAGTTTGTTTGAACGGTTTGACTTCCACTAGATACTTCTTATTCTGAATTTTAACGTAAAAATCAGGAAAATATCTATGCCTTTTTCCATCAACAGGTGAAATATACGGAATGATAATCTCTTCACTACCCCACTCTTGAACAGTCGGAGTAATATCACACCACTTCATAAATTTATATTCCCAAGAGGATCTATAAATAACATTACTTGAGTCGCCCTTGTATTTCTGGGGAAATGATGGACGATACTTGCCTTGATATCTCATAAATATATAAAGACCACGTAGTATTTAGGTGTTAAATTGGCCAATTTTAGATACCCACTCCAACCACCAGTAGTATCAGATAGTTTGGCCGATGGTGGTACTGATCTTACTGACTATGTAGTATTCCAAAGAAAGAGAATTTTATACGAAGATAACTCTAAAGGTTATTATGGATTAAATCTACCAGGCAATAAAGTATCTACTAAAAAAGATCCGAATAGAGTTTATCTGGCAATGCCACCGCAGTTACAAACTGCATATCAACCTGGATATAGAAATGTTGATTTGGGAGTTGCAGGTATGGCGTTGTCGAATCTTGGAATGGATGTCTTAAAAAAAGGTTACGACCTTGATCAACTTACTACGCTTGTTCAAGAAACTGCAGGTGCTATTGCTCCCGAATTTACTGCAGGAGCATTAGCAGGTCTTGCCAATAGTGCAAGTCAAGCATTAGGTTTGGCGGGAAATATTGATTCTAATGCACTTGCTCAATTATCAGGAGGGAAGGTATTCAATCCATATACAGAGCAATTGTTCAGTAATATGGCATTTAGAACACATTCTTTCAATTTTAAGATGTTTTCTAGAAGTCCTGCCGAGGCACGAGAAGTCAATCGTATTATCAGATACTTTAAAGAAGGTGCTACACCAATTATTGGTGGTGATGATGCTCTGAGTGCTAGATTTATGGAAGTTCCTGATAAATTTGATATTAAGTTTATCAGATTAGATCCATCTTCAGGATCATTTACAGAAAGTGCAGATCTACACTTCAAAATCTTCTTATCAGTATGCAAGGGTGTTACTGTTAATTATGCTCCAGATGGACAATACAATGCATTTAGAAGTCCTGATTTAGGAGTAGATTCTTCAGATGGACCTGTTCCTGGTGTTCAGGTGCCAGCAGTTACTTTACAACTGTCATTTGCAGAAACCAGATTCGTATCCCAAGCAGATATCTCTAAAGGTTATTAATATGTCTTATTTTTCATATTTCCCAAACGTTTATATTGGCGAAGGCATTACTGATAATGAGACCTTCAAATATCGTCTGACTAAAAATATTTTTAGAAAAGTAAAAGCACGAGACGATCTTAATCAATATGTAACTCTGTTTGAAGCATATAGCATCAAACCAGATGAAACCCCATCTTCATTAGCACAAACATTCTTTCAAGATCCTCATTTAGATTGGATCATACTATTAGTCAATGAAATTATCGATTTGTATGATCAGTGGCCTAAAAATCAACAAGATTTGATAGACTATGTTAATGAAAAGTATCAAAATCCTGATACGATACATCATTACGAAACTAATGAGATTTTAAGTAATGGTGATGTATTTGTTAAATCAGGAATTCAAGTAACTGAAGACTATTCTATTGAACTTCCAGATGGAAGTTTGGTCGCTGGTGATAATGCACGATATCCACTTACAAATTATGAATATGAATATCAACAAAATGAATTGAAAAGGCAAATTGTAATTCCACAATCTTCATTGTTAGATCTCTTTATAGAAGACTTTGAGGACCTTGTAGGATATGAACCTCATTCAGAACTTGACGAATTTAACAATAAAAAAACTCCTCTTAATATAGCATCACGCTTCTTGAATAATACTGGTAGTGCAAGTTATCAGAATCAAGGTGTAACTACTCCACAGAATGGTGGTGGCGGTGCTGTAACTTTTGACAACGGTGTTTCTGTTTCCAATTCTAGTCCTGCAGTCGGTGTTTCGATTGATGTTTCCAATTCAGGATCCGTTTCTGCAGTCGTACAAACCGCTGGTACTGTATCGACCAGTCCATCACCTTCACCGTCACCTTCACCATCTCCTTCTCCAAGTCCATCACCAAGTCCATCACCAGGTTACGGCGGTGGATACTAACTCGGAAGATTATATAAACATAGACATGTCAAAAGACGGACTCGTACTGATGTACAAATCCGTCTGTTTTTATTTGGATAAATGGCCTGGTGGTGATTCTTACGAACAACAAGCATTAATGTTACTAAAAGAGAGTCTGCTTAGGATTCTCTTAGAGCAACAGTTCAGAAAACCCTAGAGACCCAAAAATTGGCGGGGATTTTTTCCGCCGTTTCAGGGAATCAAAAGTCGAATTTCGTTTTAACCTCCATCAACCTGGCATCCTACCAGTGCTCCACCGACAATGCCAAGAGGGATCGCCCAGAGGCGTCCTTCTTTACGAGACAATGCTGCAGCACCACCTCCACCTGCGATAGCACCTAAGACTCCTCCTTCAATACAAGAATTGTCATCTGTATTGTGTTTCCTAGGAGCATCATCACGACGATAGACTTCACGATTACAAGGAACTTCTACTCGCTCTTTATATGATGAGACATATCCAGGAGACTTAGATGTGCCAGGAATATACTCTTCGCGGTATTCATTACGATAGCATCTGTTCTCTGAAGCATATCCTCTTTGAGAATTATATGCTTGACGGTTACTTCGGTCACCAATACTCTCTGCGCTAACAGGCAGAGCAGAGAGCAGCATCATTGTAGCGAGTACAAGTTTCATCAGTCTTCCTCAGCAAGTTTAGCAAAGTAAGACAGTGTGTCTTCGGGATCTTCTACAGGAGCAGAAGCGATTGCACTCTCACGAAGACCTGCGATGTCTGCATCATTGAAACCACCAACAGGAGCAGCAAAGACTTCCTCTTCATCCTCACGAATAGCAGGAGCAGATGCAGTCGATGACTTACCAAGCACCAGATTCATACGTGCTGTAAGTTGCTCATAGGATTTGAAGTTCTTAGGATCTTCAAACTCTGCAAGAGAGTATCCTTCATTCCAGATACTTTCCAGTTTGTCATCATCAAAGTTACCAAGAGTGCTAGGTGCAGCAAACTCAGACTTGTCATAGTTCCAGTAACCTTCAACCTTACGAATCTTCAGTTTGAAGTCAGCACCTTTCCAGAAGTTGAAAGGATCGATAGGTGATTCATCAGCAAATGCAGGTTGCATTGCTTCAGTCAGTTTGTCAAAGATCTTCTTACCAAATTTGTAGAGGAAGACACGACCTTCGTTCTCGGGGTGAGCAGGATCGCTGACCACGTAGATGTTGCTGTAGTAAGAGAGTTTGCGCTTCTGAGCACGAGCGATCTCTTTATCGCTATCACGACCACTGTTCCAGAGTTCGCGATTCATTTCACCGATAGGATCATCCTTACCAAGAGTGGTGAGTGAGTTCTCGATGTACCATTGGCCACCAGGACCTTTGAATGCATGACTCCAGACCTTTGCCCATGGCATCTCTTCGCCATCGGGTGCAGGAAGGAATCGGATTACTGCAAAACCATTACCAGACTTATCCATTTCTGGTTTCCAGAATCGTTCGTCTGCAGATGAACCAGCAGCAGGCTGATTCAGTTTGTCAATCTCTCGTGTCAGTTTAGCAAAGGTGTCACCCTTGCTTGACGCTTTCTTGAGACTTGCAAAAGACATTTGTATTCTCCGTATTGAATGTGTGTAGTTGTATTGTTTGCTACTGGGTTATCGTAGCATACTATTTAGTGCTTGTCAATCTCGCTCTGTGCCGCTTTCTCAAGTGTCTCTAGCATGGCATCCATGCATTCCCCAAGGTCACGATACCCAAACGCTTGAGATAGTGCATTAATCCTGGTCTTCATGTCTGATGCTTCCTCATCAGTAGTAGATGCAAGACTCAATCTAAAATAAAATGTTCGTTGCTTATCAATTAAATTTTTACATTCATCGATATGCTCTAATTTTTCATCCAGATTCATTGTAGGAAGTCTAGAAGTTACTGATGCAATTTCCTGATATGTTCTAAAAATATCTTGAAGATTTTCTTGTACTTGTTCTGATTGAAAAAAAGTCATAACTTTGTCCTAATTACTGTTAATATTTCACTCTTGTATTTTTCACAATCGACTAATAAAAATGGTTTATATTTTATAACTCTTCTACGAATCTCTTTCCAGATAGGATCTTTTAAATTTTTATCGAATGCTTTGACATATCCTAGGCAAGTTTCAAATACAACAAGTGTTTCTAATTTTATATCTCCTGAAAGATAAGACTTAATAAGGATTGGATGCTGACCTTCTTCTATTGTAAAAATCTTATCGAATTTATCTTGGTATGGAGATTGAAAGTTTGATAGTAGATTATCTACATCCTGTCTAAATTTATAAGAAAACGATTCCTTATTTACTTTCCACCTTTCGTAAGTATTAATATTAAATGATTGTATGTACCCTTTAGGTTCATCCATAAAATTAGCGACAAAGTAATCTTGGATAATGTGATCCTCATACTTCGCCGCTAGTTTTTTAAAGAAATATCGGTCGCGACGTTCTTCAAATGATTTTTCAGAGGCAGAAACTTTGCCCCTGTATTTTACATAATCATAAGAGTCTTTAGTGAAGTGCATCTTTAATGCAAGATACATTTTATACACTTCAAGTCCCGTCACAGTGGCAATACTCCTTTTGATGATTGTTTCATATAATTTAAACGCTGTGCTTCATGTCGCAAGCGTTCTTTTAATGGTTTAGAAATCAGTTTAGAAACTGTTTCTACCTCAATATCATTCTCTTGACAGTAAGTTACTACTGCTTCGATGTATGTAATGAGTCCATTACTTTTTTTAACTAGTCTCTCAATCTCCTGAGAGAACTTGGTAGGTGTTAAAAAGTTGTCCTCAAGTTTTTCTTTAGGCATGTTTTCCCCTAACAAATTCTTCAATGTAGGATTTGAGTAATTGTAAATAGTCATCAAGATTGTACTTCTCAAATACTTGAATAGATCCCTCTTCGGTGGCGATAAGTGTGACAATTTTCTTTACCTCAATACCAGTTCTTTCAAGGAACATCGCTGCATATGCAGTCTCTTGAACAAAATAGTTCTCGATGTATGATTCCTTTTTTTCTTTAGTTGAAGTTTTAAAATCGATTACTGCCAACTCACCATCGAACTCAGCAATACAATCCACCCGACCCGCTAAACCTAAGTAATGGGAGTAAAGAAACTCCTCTAGACAATAGATGTTGTCTATACGATTCAACGTGGATTTTGCTGACTGAAACATTCTAACAGATAATGGATTATTTTCCAAGTACTTGTCGATGTTTAGTTCTCCTTTGAAATAATCTTCGGTAAGTGCATGAAATGCAGTACCTCTTTGTGTTGCTCTAGCAGTAATGCGATTAGCCTCATTTTCACCAATTTTTGCTCTCCATTTTTTGAAGAACTGAGCGTTCTTAAACGATGTGACTGAGGTAACACTCGGATAATATTTATCAGCACCAGGAATGGGATAGAATCTGGTGCCGTCTCGATTCACAGGTTCGACATCAATTTGTTGTATGTTTGTGTCGATAAAATTAAATAACATTAAAATCCAAGATTGTATTTGGTGATAAGATAAGATTTGACTAATCCAGAACGAACAATATCATCAATTCCATATTCAATACAAGAGAATTCACTCATGTCTTGAAGGATGCGAATAAAATCTGCAACTCCTGTTCTTTCATTTTCTTTCACCAGATCTGACTGAGTGATGTCTCCACAGAACATGATCTTAGAGTCCTCACCAATGCGAGTGACCATAGAGTCAAGTTCGTGGAAGTTTAAGTTAGAGAATTCATCGACAATAACAATAGCATTATCAAGAGTAACTCCACGAATAAAAGAAGTAGACCAAAAAGAAATAGTTTCTTGGGCTCGTAAGTTGTCATAAAGCATTTCAAACGAATTATCGTCAGGCATACTGAACATGTATCTTACCATGTTCTTGTATGGAATCTGATAAAGTGCTGATTTATCTTCATGATCGCCAGGAAGGAAACCAATCTCTCTGGTAGGAACCAAAGACCTTACAATGTATATCTTATCATAAGGTGTAGTTTCGTCAAGTACCTCTTGCAATGCAAGATACAATGTGATAAATGTTTTACCAGTACCTGCTGCACCATGAAGTAAAAGGTTTTTACCTAGATTGTATTGCTCAAATGCAGTCTCTTGATTTGGAGTCAATGGATTGATAGGCACCATGTAGGACTTATCAATAGGTTTCTTCCTTCTGATGTGCTTCGCACTCATGTTGGAGGGAACAGGATTGCTGGTAGTGTTTCGCTTTCTGGCTCTTGGCATATCAAGTGAATCGACTAAGGTTTGCTCGGGGATGTGCTTTCTGGACCTTGGACATTACTTCCTTGAATCCATCAGACTGTTTAGGATTGCCGTAGGTAGTACCTGCGACACCAGCGTGCCAATCTTTATCCCAATCAGGATTGTCAGTTTTCCATTGCTCGTATTCGGCAACGGTCTTGCGAAACTCTTGTTTTTCGCCAGTGACCTTATTTAGTACGTTGTATAGTGGCATTAGTCTATCCTCAAAGAAGGTTGAATACAGTTGCACTCGTCCAATTGATCTGGACAATTACAATCACCCTCAGAGCACCACTCAAGCGCCTCAGAGATGACTGGGAACTGACAGATGAAATGTTGCTTGGCAAGGTTTGCAATGTCCATGTGCTCCTTCTGGGTGCCATTGGAGGAACGCAGTTGGATATAATGGATCCAATTGCGAAGATTGCCCGTCATGTACATTTTTGTGCCTACACATAATGGTAGCACATTTCTTGCACATTCCTTTGCAATACCCTCATCAAGCATTCTCTGATAGAGATCCATTCCTTGTGCAAAATGTTGTTGCATTAGCATTTCAAACTTCTGCCGCCGAAACGGGTCAATATCATCAATAGAATTCTGACGATTCTTGGTGTCTTGTCTGCGTAGTTCAGGTAGAGGGATCGTCTCCGCGAGTAGGGAAGAATCAGCATAGCGTTGTGAAAATTCCTGGAATGTAAATGACCTGTGACGCAACACCTGAGCTGCGATTGCTCTAGTGGTGTGAATCTCTAGAGTCATTGTTGCTTGCTCAAACACAGACCAATGTCCATGCTTGATACAATACTTTAACAGTCCAGAAATTTTAGGATTCTCCTGATTGGCAGGATTACTCACACGAGCAATGTATCCAATTGTTTTCTCTGCCTCAGGAGTAACAGAGATCAAACATACTTTAGTCATTCTTATCAATAATAATACGGGCGATCAAGTACAAACCAAATGACTTTAGATAACCAATAGTGGCAAGTCCAAAGATACCTGGCATCAACCAGTTCCATAATAGCATAAGAACCAGAGGTTTGGTAAAGAAAAGAAATGTCGCGACAACAGCTGCTGCTCCCTCCTCTCTTTTCCTTAGGATCTCTTGTTCTTCTTCATCTTCTTTCTCCTTCTCTGCGAAGGCACGTTTATCAAAATAAACGGTCATTTGTCTTTGCTTTTCTTCTTTTGTTCTGTTGAACTTTGCCATAATCTGGGATTGATTCTGCCTTCAGTTTGTGTCATATTAACGAAATCTTTTTTATAAAGATCCCAATAATAATCAAAGATTTCTACTTGCTTACCAGAAGCAACGATGTCGAACTTAGTAATACCATCTTGCAAGTATTCAATAAGGTATGCGGTATAAGGAAGCGATCGATCTTTTGATAAGGATGGATCACATTCCTTAGAGATAACTCTCAAGAACGACCTCCCCACTCAATACTGGGGAATGCTTCAGATACAACTGCTTTAGTGATTCTCTTGTAAGAATCATTCATACGACCATCTTTACATAGTACAAGAAGTTCTGCTTCTTCAGCAGATAGTCCTTCTAAAAGTTGAACAAACATAGACTCACGTTTCAATGCAGGAAGTTTAGAACCACCTTTAAAGAAACGATATAGACCACGATACTCTGACTCAAGGCGAGAGTGATCGGTGCCTACAGGTGCATCATTGGGAGTGTAAGGTACATCTCCCTCAGGAAGTAATGAGATGATGCTCTCATCAAAGTTGATAATCATTAACTGCCTCAAGGCAATACTATTATGCCTTCGTAGTAAATCAACTTTTTCTTTTTTGGTTTTTGCGTTAGAGACCTTTCTTAAGATCTCACTGATAAGCAACCTAGTGTTGCTATTATCGATAGATTTTGCTGGCATAATAAACTCCTAATAATTTAATCATCTTCATCATCGGGAAGGTCGTCCCAATACTGAATGTCTGGTCTGATGTAAATCAATTCATCACGTATCATGTTACCCTCTTCATCAAACATTTCTGGATGAGTGACTGATTTAGAGTAGGCAGCATTTTCAATGTAATCTTCTACATATCCTTTTGCCAACCATGAAACAACGATTCCTAAAATAAATGCACCGACTGTAACTAAAACTGCTAATGCGATTAACATTGGTTTCCTCTCTTAGAACGTTGGAATAATATGGAAACCGACCTCCTCTGTGCTAACTACGATTATTTAGATTAGATTTTGCTCTCTTAGATATTTGACTGCCTCAGTACATCCTCCAATCTTCTTAGAGTCTAACAGTACTTGAGGGAAAGTGCTACCCTGACCAAACTCTTTATAAAAATCTTCTCTTTTAAAATGAACATCTAATTGATATTCAGTATAAGAATGATTTTTAGCAGAAAGAACTTGCTTAATTTTAGTGCAGTAAGGACAACCAGTTCTGGTATAAATTGCAAAATTCATAATTTTCTCCGAATAAAAAAGGACCTCACTGAGGTCCCATGGGTGTTCCGACTTTTGTAGAGACCGCACGAAAGGTCTCCACATTATTTAGTGAATCAGAAGGAATACTTCAGACCCAATTTTGTTCCATAACCGCGATCGATGTCGCTGTCGCCACTGCCCACGAAGGAGACTTCACCATAAGCACCGAGAGCATCGGTCAAACCGATACCAACGCCTGCCTTACCAGAAGGAACGGTGTCGCTCTCGCCACCATCGGGGGAGACTACGGTAGCACCTCCCTGGACGTAGTACGAGGCAGACTCACCAAGAGCGCCTTCGTAACCTACGTGAAGATCTGTAGCGGTTCCATTGTAGCTGGATCCCGTGAAACCTGAGTTGGCTTCCACATTAACGTAGGGACCAGCGAATGCAGCGCCAGCAGATGCGAACAGAGCAGCAGTTGCTGCGAATACAGTTTTGATCATTTGAAATTTTACCTTTAAGTATGACTCGTGGAGTTGAACCCACGGATGAAAGAGAGATCGACGTTCTCTCGTTGGATTAAGTATAACACATTCTGCCGTCTTTGGCAAGTGTTTCAGTTTGTAACACTAATGCGTCACGGATTTATTTAGGTGTTAAGAAATTTAACTTTTTTCAGAGTGCTTTTTTTCCAGAGCAATCTTTGCTTGTCTCTTTATCAATTTGACATAATCTAATTCTTCCTGTGTATAGTGCTCAGGATGTTTCTTCGCTCTCTTTATTATCTGTTTTGCTCCCTTTATGGTGTCTTTGAATCTCATGGCGTTCTTTTCTTTGATATTCTTCTAGTTTTTTCCTAGATTCTACTAGCATTGTTGCCACTTTATGCCTACCCTCATAGTAAGAATCTAGATCTAATGAAACATCAATAACATCCATAGGATCAACTATGGATTCAAACTCAGCATCAGCATCTCCAAGAATTTCTTTCAACTCTTTGGGAAGCATATCATTTTTAATTTTAGGTAGTTCCATGTTAGGTTTCTTTAATAATGTACTTGTATCCTGATGCCAATCTGGTATGCCAGATTAAATTGCCATCATTGGGTGTGCTTAGGTCTAAGGAGGTTGCTATGATTGATTCTGTCAGTTGAGTAATGTTATCAATCCGAACTTCGGCATTACAATCACTACCATCACCATCTTTAAAACATATTTTAGTGTCATTATCTTGTATGGTAAGTCCTCCAGCACCTCCATATCGATTCATAAAATAAGTTCTATTAGCGGATAGTGTAGCAGATCCACTCTGATTACCACTCTCTCCTTTTTGATAAAATTCAAGATTGGTATCTGACCAATCAACTGATGACAATGCTACACCAGCAGTGTTTGGATTGTCATCCCATTCAAAATCAAAATCAACTCTCGCTGATCCTGTTCCCGTTGTCACTATGTTACCAGAACTGTCAAATTCAACTGACACATTACTAGTAAGAGTATCAGACTTCAATGTCCATGCTACACCAGCTGGATTATTAGACCAATTATCTACAGCGTTAGCAGTATTAGTAACAATTGCACCTAACGTATGTGGTCCTTTGCTAACATTATTTATTGTGTAGGTAGTGCTAGACGTGAAAGAGGTGACTGTACCTAGACTAGAACCATCCCAACTAATTGCTGCTGAGTTATCTCCCTGCACTTCTAATACCAAATTTCCTGACTGAGGAACGTTTACATTCCAAGTTGCTGATTGGGGTATGCCTGAAAGTGTCTCTTTATTTGTAGAAAATACTGCATAAGTATTCATAAAATCAGACCAATTTGGATGTGGTGATGACCTAACCCAAGGAATACTAGTACCACTAATACAATTACCACCCTGGCATATTTTAATATACCATCCACCAGGATTTCTATCCCAGCTAAATGCCTCTCCTACTGCGTCACCATTAGCATCTACAAATCCAGCAGCAGAGTTAGTACAATTAACGACAAGGGTAAGAATACCAGCATTCAAAGTTGTTGTGGTAGTGTGTGGAGTGGAATTGGGACCGCTAAAAAATATCCCTCCCACTACATCAAATAATGGAACAGGATTGGAGTCAAGGAACATTTCAGCACTATCATCACAACCAAATTCAAATCCATATGTCCCAGTAGATGGAATAGGAACTTGATATGTGACAGTCTGAGTCTGAAAAGGTAATGTACAGACTTCAGCGTTCGTCCAAACAGCATACTTATTTCCTGTATCCGACCAATATCCAGGAAGATTTGTAACAGTCTCTAAAGGAGAAGTACCTGTTATTTGAAAACTAGCATTTGTATCATCGCTATCGCCATCTAATAATCTCAAACTTGTGGGGGATGCTTGATCGATAGGATTATTTGCTGAATTTAATCCACTGTAATTGATAGTATAACTGGTCCCTGCAGTTACTTGAACCGAGCTTGTATCATCACCTTCTTCACCACGCTGTCTCCAAGTCGCTGTTCTATTGTCTCCAGTAATGCTTATAGTATCAACTGCAGTTCCAGCATCGTTTGGATTGTCATCCCAACTTAATCTCAACTTAACAATACCAGTTCCCGTTCCTGAAACAACAAGGGCAGAACTATCACTATTAAATGCTGCACTAATTGTAGATTGATTTACGATGGTTTCGCCACCTGATGTCACATTAAAAGTAGGAGGACTGGATCGTTCTACCTGAATCTTAGTAACAAAAGATCCATCATCAGCAAAAATTCTGATTGGAATACTATTAATATCTGCATCAAATGGAGAACAACTTTCTGGAGTTATGTCGGGTTCTTGAAAATTATCATCCAATCCCCATGGAGATTGAGATGCACTTCTCCAAGGGTACTCAATCAATGGGTATTGAGGAAACTTAGATCTTATCTTATCATCTGCAAGATCATCAAGTTGATCTAAAAACTCATCCTTACAATCATAATATTCTATTTCTCCATTAGGAAGTTCTCTTACCTTACATTTGCGAGTAACAATTGCAGGGGGAATGTATCCCAAGACAGGTTCTATTGTACTCCAATCGATTGGTCCATAGGTAACAACTCTACCATCACCCCGATCTGGGACAAACGTTGCTTTCCTAACATCAGGAAGAATTACATCACATACAGGTCCTAACGGTCCCTCTGGATAATAATAAGCGGCAGCCATAAAAGTAGAGGAGTCTTATCCCTTATATTTATTTTACTTCTCCAATGATCCAGGATCTCATACCAAATGGCGTGTCTGCAATCATCTCCACAGTTATACTTGCTACCTCTGGTGGCACCACTAGGCAGAATCCAATACCAAGATTGAATACATTCCTCATCTCATTCTCGGTAATGTCTCCTGCCTGTTGGATCTTAGTGAAGAGTTCTGGTCTCTCCCAAGCAGAGTAATCAACATCAACAGTCAGACCCTTTGGAAGGCATCGTGGGAGGTTCTCAGGCAGTCCTCCGCCAGTGATGTGTGCCATGCCTAGGATAGGAACTTCGTCCAACAGGTGCTGGACTAGAGGGGAATAGATGGTGGTTGGCACCAACAGTTCTGGCATCTCCTTATAGAAAATATAATTCCTCCAGAGCATATCATTGATCAGTGTGTATCCATTACTGTGAATACCACTACTCTCAATACCAATGACTACATCACCTTCTCTGATATTCTGACCATCAATAATTTCATTCTTCTCTACAACACCAGTACAGAAACCAGCAAGGTCATAGTCATGTGCCCTGAAATGCTCTGCTGTTTCTCCTCCTAGGAGTTCCATACCAGCAATCTCACATCCTTCAACAATACCCACCATAATCTCAGCAACATTAGCATCAATTGTTTTGGTAGAGATGTAGTCTAGAAAATATAATGGTTTAGCACCAGAACATATAACGTCATTGACGCACATAGCAACAAGATCTTGACCAATAGTGGAGTAATCACCAGCAATCCTACAGATATTCATTTTAGTGCCGACACCATCAGCACCAGATACCAACATAGGGGTTTCATATCCTGATGGCACTTCCATCATTCCATTGAACCCACCAATATTAGGTGCCATTAGTTTTAGGTGCTCTACAATCGCTCGACCTCTTTCAATATCTACACCAGAAGTTTTGTAATCCATTAGTCAGTTTTTCCTAAGCGAATGTATAATGTAATGAGTGATTGTGATATTAAATCACAAGAATATGTGAATCCAATTTGTTCTTCCTTGTCCCAGTGGTCTCTTTGACTTCTAAGAAGTGCAGAAAATTCTTTAATCTTAGACCTCATCTCTTCTTTAGATAATTTATCCAATGATTTCTCCTTTAATAATACCGTCAAGACGTTTTAGTTTCCATACAATGTACTCCATGGTGGGCACACACTGAGGATTCCATCCAGCAAAAGTAGAGTGTTCTCCACTTGGAATCTGCCAACAGGAAGCATCATCGTTGTCAAGGTCTAATGATTCTCTATAAGCATCATCACCAAGTAGAACACATGCTCTCTCTGCTTGATTCAAACTACCGAAGCAAGCAAATCCATTCTTCTTAATCTCCTCAGGGATTTCGTGTTTCATTGAATAGCAAGTGGTTGTAGTCTATCTAGAATCTCACGATAGGCAGGTACAATATCACCTTCATCGTTTCTGAATAGATCCTTATCAAATCTTTCGTTACTACCAATCTTCCACAGTCTCATGCTGTCAGGACTGATCTCATCGGCAAGATACAAATCACCATGAGCATCATAACCATACTCAACTTTAAAATCTACAAGATCGATACCCATGATGTAGAACATCTGACGGAGATAATCATTAACTCGTAATGTCATCTCAATAAAAGGGTCAGGGTTATATCCCATCAGACGCACACGGTCTGGTGTCAGGAGAGGGTCATGCTTAGTATCATCTTTCAGGAAGAACTCAACAATAGGTTGTGGAAGTGGAGCACCTTCTTGAAGAGTTGTCTCACGAACAATAGATCCAGCAGCACGGTTCCTACAAATAACTTCTAGTGGAA